CTAATTTTAATGGTGGTTTTAACCTTCCTTATGGTCCAGTCAATAGTTTTACTTCATTAATAGATGAAAATAACGATACAATAGTAGCTGCTGATTATACTTTAGTAGGGGGTAAGTTTCCACAATTACAAAGACCTCCTTTTAGGAACTTAAAGGCTACATATGTGGTTGGATATGCAACTGTGCCTAATGACTTAAAAATTGCTATTTTAGACCAAGTAAGCTACGATTACGAGAATAGAGGATTAGATTCAAATACAGGTATTTGTGAAAAGTCTTGGAAAGCCTGTCAACGCTGGACAAGAATAAGCCCAATATTATGAGAATAGGAAGCAAGAAAAGTAATTATGTAGATGCCAATACAATGTACTCTCAAGTAGGCTTATATGTGCCTACAAGTACATCTGATGGGCAAGGTGGGTACACAACTACCTTTGCCTTACAAGAACTTGTATTTGGAGATTTTAGACCAGAGAATCAAAATAGAACATTGCAAGAGGCACAAATAACCTTTACTCGTGCAGCTAAGTTATTTATTAGATACGATGTAACTATTACTGAGAATTACCAAATTGATGCTGAAGGAGAAAGATATACAATACATTCTCTAAAAGATGTAGAGAATCAGTTTAGATTTTATGAAATATTAATGTACTTCTAATGGCAGACCAAATTTCTTTTAAGATTGAAGGTTTAGATGCTCTTATTAAAAGATTAGGTAAATTATCTCCTAAGATTGCTAAAGAGGTTGCTCTGGAAGTAAATGCCTCTGCATTAGCAATACAAAGCAAAGCTAAAAGAGATGTTCAAGTTGATAATTCTACTTTAAGAAGTTCAATACAACTAAAGGAAATTAATCAAGGAAATAAAATAGTTTATACAGTAGGAAGTGCTTTAAAATATGCTCCTTATGTTGAATTTGGAACAGGTGGCTTAGTCAATGTACCTGCTGGGTATGAATCATTTGCAATACAATTTAAGGGTACAAAAGGCTACAAAGTTAACCTTAGAGCAAGACCTTATTTAATACCAGCATTTGAAAGTGAGATTCCTATATTAAGAAAAAATATACAAAAAGTAATAGCTAATGTTAAATCCTAATATTGAAATAAAGAAGTGGTTTTATACTAACTTGACAAGTTCAAGTGGATTGCCTGTCTATGATGGTTATGCTCCTAATAATGGGGTTTATGAATATATCATTATGAACGGCAGAGCATCAACTCAAGACCAAGGCAAAATAAGTTACACTAATGGAGTTACCATTGATGTTGACATTGTAATAAAAAATAGTAACTTTGGCTATAAAAGAGCCGAAACTATAAGTGATTTAATACTGACTGCAATCAATTCGCAAACTGCAATAACCCTTACAAATGGGTTTTATGCTTCAAGTTTAGTGGTAGGTGCAATCAGAAACTTAGATGCCTTAGAACCTTCGGACAATGTATTTAGAACAATAATAACTTATAATTTAATAATAACTCAAAATTAAAATAAAATGGCAGAAACAAAAGTATCAGCAAGGGATTATATCCTATTAGCTGACATAGACAACGATGCGACTTTCAAACCAGTTGCTTGTCTTACAACTAACTCAATGACATCAACTGTTAACACTATTGATGCAACTTCTAAGTGTGGAGACCAATATCAAGCTGGTCCTTCATTTACTCAATCATTCAAAGGTGATGGTTTTGCAATTGATGAAACAGGAACTCCAAGTAAGGATTCTTACCAACAATTGTATGCTGCTCACGCTGCAAAAACATCTTTTAATATGAAGATGGGTAAAGCAACTCCAACTTCTGGAGATATTGTGTATTCAGGTCAAGTATTTATTAGTGATTTTGAAGTAAACGCTGCTGATAAAGATGATGTTAAATTTACTGCAACATTCGTAGTAACTGTACCACCATTAACACAAACTGAAACTGCATAAACAATAACCTATGTTTGAATTAAGACTAAACAACAACACAATTCAATTAAAATGGGGTACTTGGTCAATGCGTGAATTTTGTAATGAACGAAATATCACAATAGACAAATACTTTGAAGTTTTAGGTAGTAATCAATTTGATTTAGATATCATTGTTAAATTAATACATATCGGTTATAAATCGGCTTGTATTAGTAATAAACAAGAGATTGAATTTACTGAAAACGATGTTTGCGATTGGATAGATGAAATAGGCTCAATTTTTCAAGCTGAAGGGCAAGTACTTGCTTACTTAAAGTATATTGTGCAAAACACAGTTACGGCAGTTCAAGGTACTCCTAAAGAGGAAAAAAAAAAGTCTAACAAAGCTAAATTGGGATGATATTTTAGTTAAGGCTGCTGAATGCAATATAAGACCAAACGAGTTTTGGGATATGACTTGGAAAGACTTTTCTATTATCGTAATGGGTAAAGAAAGACAAGAGTTAAACGAATGGGCAAGGACTAGAAACCTTGCCTATATTGTATATTTAAGTAACACTACTGAAAAATCTCCTAAATCAATTAAGGCATTTTGGAGCATACCAGCAATTGATTATTTAGATATTGAAGAGGAAAAGGTAATGTTAACAGATGACCAATTGGCAAGGACTTTAAAATTGTACGGAGTAAATTAAAATAAGATGGCAGAAAATTTTGATAAGTTTAGCATTAGCATTGATGCAGATGTTTCATCGTTACAATCTAGCTTAAAAGCTGCCGAAAATACACTTGCCCAATTTGAAAGTGCATTAAAGAAAGCTACGAGTATTGGAGAGATTAACTATTTAAATAAGAATATAACTAATTTAAATACTACAATTACTCAATTAAAGCAACAGGCAAATCAATTAGGTAAGCCAATTGGAGATGCTTCTCAATCCCTAATAAACTTCTCAAGAATTGCTCAAGATGCTCCTTATGGTATAATGGGTATTGCGAATAACTTAAACCCTATGGTTGAGTCATTCCAAAGATTAGCAAAAACTGAAGGTGGCACAAAGAAGGCATTACAAGCAATGCTTTCTGGATTAACTGGTCCTGCTGGTATTGGTGTTGCAATTGGTATAGTATCTTCTTTAGCCGTTACATTTAGCAAAGAAATTGCAGCATTCTTTAAAGGACCAACTGCTGAACTAGAGAAGTTTAGAGTAGAACTTAAGAAAGTACAAGATGAAATATTTAATTTAATAGGTAAAGAGCAAACTAAAAGAACAATAGGCATTTCATTAGTTGAACTTATTACTGGTGGAACTCCTACACAACAAGAGGAAGCATTAAAGAAATTAAAAAAATTATACGGAGATAGTAAAGCTATACAAGATTTAAAACTAGGACAAGATAAATCTTATTATACTTCATTAGTAAACTTAGCAGCAAAAAGAGGGGAAGCAATTTCTTATGAGCAAAACTATACGAATCAATTAGATTTAGAATTCTCAAAACAAAAAGAAAACGAAGCTAAAAGAAATGCAGAATTAAAAAGAGTAGCTGAAGATAAAGTACAATTTAGAGTTGTAGGTGCTGGTATATTCTCAAAAGCAGAACAGATTGATGCAATTAATAAAGAATATGATGCATTAGCAAAAGAAATTACAGCAAATATTTCTAGATTAGAAGCACTGACTTATAAAGCATTAGCAAAAGTTACTTTAACTCCTACGGCAGAATCAGTAAAGAAAAGTGGTGCTAAAACAATTGATGCTTTAGATGAATTTAGAAAAGAACAAGAATTTGAATTGCATAAGCAATATTTAGATAGACTTAAATATCAACAACTATTTAAAGAACTTGATACATCTATAATATATACTGAAGGAGGTAAAGAAGCAATACAAAGTAGAAAAGAAAGTAGAAAAGATAGAGTAAAAGATGTTACAGCTAAAGATAATAGCATAGGGGAATTTTTAGCTAAAGATGCTGCAAAAAGAGCAAGGGAATATCAAATTGAAGATGATAAAGTAAAAGCATTAACTGCATCTTATGAGAACTTTGCAAATATGTTAGCTAGTGGTGTAACAAATGGTTTAATGGATGTTTTTACTGCAATAGAGGAAGGTAAAAATCCTTTAGATGCTGTTGGTCAAATGTTCCTTAATATAGCTAAAAACATAGCTGCTGCTATTATACAAGCTACTATTTTTCAAGCTATTCTTACTGCATTCCCAGAACTTAGAGCAATATTTGCAGCAAGTGGTGTATTAAAAAGTGCATTTGGTTATTCAGGTCCAAGAGCAACAGGTGGTATCACAAACGGACCTTCAATGGCTTTAGTAGGAGAAGCTGGACCAGAGGCAATTATGCCTTTAAGTAAATTAAGTAACTTCTTAAATACATCTTTTAATGCAGGTGCTATGAGTAGTGGTGGAACAGGGAATGGCAGTCAGTTTGTATTAAGAGGACAAGATTTACTTCTTTCAGTAAATAGAGCACAAAAGGCATCTAATCTTAAAGGACAAAATATTAGTTTAGGATAATGGCATACGGATTAAGATATACAATACCACAAGAATTAAGGGATAATACAAATCTTGTAGCAAAAATATATGAAGAAGGTTATGTTGGTTCTTCTTATGAATATACTGCTACATCAATTAATATACAACCAAACTCTGCTGATGAGGATGCTTTAGCTTGTGTAATATCAACACAATTAAATATTTCATTTATATTAAATAGCGAGGATGATTATACTAATTTTCCTGATTTATTAAATTTTAATGATACCAAATATTATGTTGAATTAACATTAAATAGTGTAATAAAATGGAGAGGTTATTTATTTAATGATTATGTAGATGTAACTTTTACAACAGGAATACAAGAGGTCAATATTACTTGTATTGATGGTTTATCATTTTTAAGATATAATATTTATAACCCTACTGAAAATAGCAATGGATTAATAAAGTTATTAGATTTATTTAATAATACTTTATATCTTTTGCCTTCTTATACAAGTACTTCTATGTATATGTGTTGTTCTTATTTTGCTACTGGGATCAATAATAGAAGTGCATCTACGGATAATGACCCATTTAATCAATCGTATCAATATAGGAGAGATTTTATAGGACTAGATTATTATACTATTATAGAAAATATAATGTTATCTTTTGGTTGTAGGCTGTTTCAAGCAGAGGGAGATTGGTATGTATTGCCAATGAATGAAATGGCTTCAACTATATATTATTCTAAATATGTTATAACTTCTACTACACCAACATTTAATAGTAGTGGTGTATTAAATAATGTAGTAAATATTGCACCATATTCTTATACAAGTGTTCACTTTATAAATAATAGTCAAACAAAAATAGTTAGAAAAGGTTACCCTACAATACAAAGTGTTGTTGATTTTACACCAGCTAAAAACTATATACATAACGGAACTTTTAAATCTGTTGTATCTTCTCAAGCAGTTGGCTGGGATGTTGCAACATCAGGTTCTTCAACAGTTACATTAACTCAATTTGCAAGTGTTCAATTTAATAGGTATAGTATATTTTACATAAGTTCTGGTAGTGCTTCAATTACAACTAATTCAGCATACTTAGCAAATATGTATGGAGGTAGTGCAACATTTTCTTTTGATTATCAAGCAGCAAATGCAAATCAACAAATACTTGTTATTATTACTATGACTATTGCTAGCACATTGTATTATTTAACTAGCGATTTATATTGGAGAACAACTTTTGCAGTTATACCTAAAACATATACTGAAAACAATAGTTATCAAACCCAATCAGTAGAAATTCCTTTAGGGTTGTTGCTTTCACCAAATCCAAACCTAACATTTCAAGGACCAATAACTATAAAGCTACAAGCTGATAGTACGCATATTGGAGGCTATGTTAGAAATGTTATTTTAGAACAAAATGGTTATGAAATAAAAGATGCAACAATTACTAGAACTATTGGGAATGTAAACCAAACTGCAAAATCAATAGATTTATATTATGGATTAAATTATCCATTAATAGGTCAATATGAAGTTTATAATAATGTTGGTTTAATAACTAATTCAAGTGGTGTATTTTGGGCAAATTGGTATTTGCAAGGTGCTATTGGAACTACATTTTATTCATTGCCTTTTCTTATAATGAGACAATATTCAAATTTATTAAATAAAAATATAGCTACATTAGAGGGAGATTTAGGTAATTATAATAGTTCTGTTGGTTTAATTGGCTTAGATAAAGTCTATACAATAACAGATGCATCTACAAATAGCTTAACATATAATGGTAAAAAGTTTATGGCTAATAGATTAACTATGAATCCATTTTTAGATGAAACTAATTCAATGCAATTCTTAGAAGTTAGCAGTACAAATATAGGTTCAACTGAAACTATTGTTTATATTACTGACCAAGAACAAGAGACACCTAGAAGGTATTTTTAATATTAATATAGTTTAACTTTGCAATATGGCAGATAAAGTACAAGGTAATAATATGATTCTCTATTGGCAAAATCCTAATGGAGTATTCTATCTAAATGGTGGTGTTTCACAAGGCACAATAAGTGGTAATACTTACTATGAATTAAATTCTACTGAAAATGTAGGTGCAAGTGTTAACTTTACTGCAACAGGAAATAATGTTATAGCTAGATTTATTACGGATGTGAATAGTCCTAATATGACTTCTATCCTTGCTGGAACTTGGACTTTTAATTCTTATGTATCTATTACAACAGATTTAACATCTAGTCCATCTTTTTACTTTGTGGTCTCTAAGTACGATGGAACTACATTTACAACAATAGCAACAAGTTCTACTACTGTTTTAACTTCAATTAATAAGACTTTATATTCTACCTCATTGACATTTCCATCTACTGCACTTGGTGTAACTGATAGAATAGCAATAACTGTTTATCCTTTAAATGTATATGCAAGAGATATTACTTTTTATACTCAAGGAACTAATGTATCTAAGGTAACGACTACAATACCAACTGATATTCCTTTTGCTTGTTCAACAAATTGTTCTTTTTCGGTTAATGTGGACCAGAAAGAAGTAACATCTCAAACGAGTGCTTGGTATCGTGAATTTAAGAACGATATAGCTAATTGGAGTGTGAATTGCGATGGATTAATAACATTAGAAAACTATGGTTATTTATACTTATTACAAACGCAACAAAGCAGAACACAAATAGGAATTAAATTTGCTATTGACAATGGCGTAGATGGATTGGTAATTATAGGGGGAAATTGTAATCTTACGAGTTTACAAATCAATGCTCCTTACAAGGACATAGGCACTTATTCAGTAGGTTTACAAGGTTCAGGTGCTTATACAACTTCAGGAACTTCAATAAATCAAAATGGTTTGATAATAATAGCAAGTGGTCAAGTTTACACTAAAGGAACAACGGCTGCAGGTGGAGAAACTACAATAACATATTCAGATATGATAGGCAAATCTTGTCTTTATGTATCAAGAGGTGGTATTGATGTTCAATCAATTTTATCAAGTGGTACTCCTGTTGATGAGGAAGTGAAGTGGGTAAGTGCATCAGGTATTTTAACATTTAGTAGGGTTTTAGAAAGTGGGGAATTTATAAGAAGTCTTTTTCAATAATTTAGTTATAAATTAATAATAATGGCAAATCAAATAGTTGTTTCATCAGGTGCAAAGGTTAGGGATTTAAACGATGTCATTATTGGCACAAGTGGAGTATTGAGTTCTTTAGCTTTTAATGTAGCTAATGGTGTTCCTAAGTTAGATGTTAATGGCAAGATATTAGTTGCTCAGTTACCAAATTCGGTAATGGAATATCAAGGAACTTGGGATGCTAGTACTAATACTCCTACTTTGGTTAATGGAACAGGTAATCAAGGAGATGTTTATTTATGTAGTGTAGCAGGAACAGTAAACTTCGGTGCTGGTGCTATATCTTTTGTAGTTTCTGACCAAGTTATATATTCAGGTTCTATATGGCAGAAGGCTTCAGGTTCTAATGGTACAGTTACAAGTGTAGCAGTTACTGAAACAGGAGATTCATTAAATATTACAGGTTCTCCTATAACAACAAGTGGAACAATAAACATAGGGTTTAACGGAACAAATCTTCAATATGTAAACGGAGCAGGAGATTTAACTACATTCCCTACTTTATCAGGATATGTAACTTCAGTAACTGGTACTGCTCCTGTTGTGAGTAGTGGAGGAACAACTCCTGCTATTTCAATGGCTGCTGCAACGACTTCAGTTAATGGATATTTGGCATCAGCGGATTTCACAACTTTTAATAATAAGCAGAACACTATTACTTTAACAACCACAGGAAGTTCAGGGGTTAGTACGCTTGTAGGTGCGACTTTGAACATCCCTGATTATGGTTCAGCCTTAACAGGGTATGTTCCATACACAGGAGCTACCCAAGATGTTGATTTAGGTGCGTTTAAATTGAATGCTCAATCTTTACACGCTAAAGGAACAGCAGGTCTTGGACATATAGGGTTAAAGCATCAATCAGCAAGTGCAACTGCATCGGCTAATGAGGTGTCTTTATTTGCTGATAGTCTTGGGGATTTGTCTTGGCAGAATGCTAATTTATATTTAAGCAAGTTTATTACTTCATCTAATACTGCAAATCGTACTTACACATTTCCTAATGCAACAGGAACAGTAGCTTTAACAAGTGATTTAAGTTCTTATGTACCTTACACAGGTGCAACAGGTAGTGTTAATTTGGGAGTATATAGTTTAAGTGCTGGAGAATTAAATATAAGAAAAGTTTCAACTAATACATCAGCAATTAATTTTGAACAAGCAACAGGTACAAGTATTGCAGGTGCTGGATATACAAGTATTGGTCCAATAGGAACAGATGGTGTTACATTTTTTTATGGTGGTTCGACAAATTAGTTTGACA